CTCTATCGTTGGTGTGTCTGTTGACAATGCCAAGATAATTGCTAATATTCCTATTGCAAATAGTGCTTTCATATCTTTCCGAGTGCTTTGTAGATTTTAATTTCAGTCACCAATGCAGAACACAACGAGTCTTGAGTTTTTAACATTGCCGACATTTTCCGAAGTTCGGTTTCACACTTAATCAATCGCTTCTCGCATTGAGCCGTTGCAAGGTTGCTCTGACGCTCTGCTCTTATGTAAAGGACAGTAACGACAATAAGCAAAAGGTAGGTGATAGCCTTCTCCGTGTTCTTGGTGAATTGCTCAAACGTCACGGGTAGTTTCATTGGAATGGGTCGGGTGTTGGTGGTGGTACAAATTCGTCAGTTGGCAAGTCTAAAATGTATAAGTATTTTTGAGGCAATAAGGCTTTGTCTTGTTCACTTAGAAACAAAAACCAAACATCGTTTATGTCTTGAACACAATTAAAGAAAATATCAGATGCGAAGAACACCCCTTGAATTTTACGTTGCTGTTGTTTTGTTAAAATATAGCCTATCATACGTTACGGGATAAAGTTGTTTGAAATGCTTGTACTGCATCATAAAAGTCAGATGCTTCGGTATCGGTTAATCCGTCACCTATTGATGCAAAATTATATTCTCGGTCAGAAAATATATTATTCGCTTGGCCAATTACCATAGTTCCACTATTTAATGATGAAGAATTTGATGTTTTTGGATTTGTTCCAAATGCTGAACCATTTTTATAAAAATATACTTGTGTTGATGACCTTCTTGAAATCGTCCAAAATCCTCTTGCATCCAAATTTGATAGAGAAATATTATTTACCTCTCCTAAATAACCATAAAAAGTATTTGATAGTCTTATAAAAATTCCTGAAAATCCACCAGTTAAATTTTTATCTCCAATATCACCACCTATATTAGAATCTGTTCTTGAATAAATACTTAATGATAAATCATTTAAACTTAATGAAGTATTAGATGACAAATTTGTATCCATAAAAGTACTCGTTCCATTACCCTTAACTCCCGTACTTGCAAATGTCCAACCGCTTGAAAACGAACCCGTAAAACTTGAACTCCTCAAATTCTGAGCACACGCTGCTGCACTTGCACCAACCATTGGATAAATGGCTTTCATATATGACCAAATTCCATCTGCTTTCATATCAAGGACTAACTGATTAACGGCTGCTTTTTCTGTATCTGAAAGCGTACCCCCTGCCGTATCAACTCGGTCAAAGAATGCTTGTGCGTCTGAATCAAAACCGCCCTGACTTGCTAATATTCCTATTGTCGCTCTTATCATTATGCTAAATCACCAATAACATACCAAGTATCAGTCGCTATCTTTATACAAGTAGCCGCACCATATTGCCCCCCTATTCCTAACGCTGAATCTTTAGATAACAAAGTCACTCCCGAACCTGCGGCAATCGTGGTTGTTCCTGCTCCTTTTTGTACTACAATTATTTGAGTTCCCGTACTAAATGCCACGCTTGAATTAGGTGGAACAGTTAAGGTATTAGCAGCCGCATTGTTCATCTCAACCAACTTATCAGCATCACCTAAAACCAATGTGTAAGTCGTTCCTGTTTGAGCGTTTAAACTGATTAATTTTGGAGTCTTTGCGTCAACTTGCGTTTGAACTGCACTGGTCACCCCATCGAGATAACCCAACTCGGTAGATGTAACGTCAGAAACCGCAACCTTTCCGCTTCCATCACTTACTAACGCCCTTGATGCTGTTAAATCTGTATCGTCTATTGTTGTAGCCGCACCCGTGATAGTTGCTTGTTTTCCGTCTAATTGTGTCTGAATAGCACTTGTTACTCCGCTAACATATCCGAGTTCAGTAGATGTAACAGATGAAACCTCTATTTTACCCGTTGCTGATGAAGTAACCGCACGAGATGCAGTCAAATCTGAACTTGTTATTGTAGTTGCCGCACCTGTAATCGTTGCCTCTTTTCCATCAATCTGTGTCTGAGCGTCTGAAGTTAAACCACCGATATACTGAAACTCTGCATTACTAACAGAACCATCTGCAATCTTAGCAGCGTCTATGCCTGTGCTTAATTTTGCATCTGTTACAACTCCGCTATCAATAGTCCAAGTTGCACCACTTGCAGATACTGTTATATCTCCTTTATCACCGTCAGAGATTCCACCGCCTCCGCTTATTGTGATGTTACCACTTCCTAAGATGCTTTCATCATTGATGGTTTTTATGTTGGTACCGCTTACAAGTGTTTCCTGTACTGTTACATCTCCACTTCCGACTAAAGAAGTAGAGTTTACAGTCTTTATATTAGTTCCACTTACAAGTGTATTTTGTTTAGCATTCAAGGCGGTCTGAGTAGCAGACGAAACAGGTTTATCAGCATCAGCAGTATTATCAACATTAGAGAGTCCAACATCACCCTTTGCGAGTGTAACAGTTCCAGTTTTACCTGCGACAGATTGCACAGGTGCGAGAGCCTTGATTTGGCTCACGTTCACTTTCTTCGTAGTTGCAACGCTCGTGTCAACTATCGGCAGGACATCAGCGTCATCTACCGATACTATTGCGTCTAATGCACTTATTTTTTTATCTGGCATCTATAATAATATTTTGCTTGTGTTATCTTCTTGAAGTAAGAAGTCACCGCTTTCGAGTAATAAGTAAGCGATTGCCTCAGGTGCTTCAATTTCGTATATTTTCTCATTGAGTTCAACGGTGTATTGAGTCGCTGCCGTTGGGTCAAAATCAACCTTGACAATTCCCCTTTCAACTAACTCATTAGCAAGAGCAGGGTCTGTGTTGGTGTCAGATGTTTGAGCGTATATTTTGTATTCATACTCACCAGCGTCAAGAGTGATTGTCGTTCCCTCGGTGATTTCAAACTTGTTGTACCTATCAGTGTAGGAAGATGAATCTGTAAGAATGAAATTGTAAGTGACAGCCGTCAATCTATGCTTTAAGGAAAACAAATAGTAAGGGTTGAGGATGGTTGTTTTCTCCCCAAGAGTCAAGTACCAGAACTTTGTTTCCGCTTTATTCAGTTGCAGCATCTATATATAATTAAGAAAAAACGGATTTTGGCGTAAAAAAAAGAGGCGACCCGAAAGCCGCCCCCTATTAGAAACTATGAAAACAAGAAATTAGATACCTAATTCAGTAGCAACAGCAGACTGTACCAAGTATGGAGATTCAGCCTCAATCGCACTCAAAGTGAAATTATAGCCTTGTACGTCACCCATTGCAGTACCTGACTCTGAAGTCATTGCAGTGATGTCGCATCCGTACTCGTTACCAGCTAACCAATAGTTATCATTGTTATCCTTTACGATGCAGAATACTCTGTTTTGTGCTAATAACTTTAACTCATTACGCTTTGTTGTTGACAACTTACGCAAACGAGCCACGATGTCAGATTGGTTAAATACTGTTCCGTTCTCTTGTGAAACATTTGTAGTGGTAGTCATACTACCCACGCCCTTAGGAAGCTCATAGGTGTAAACATCCCCTGAAGCAACTGTTGTAGCTGTTACCTCTCCACCGCTAACAGTGAAACCAGTAGAAGCCCAGTCGATTAAATGAATGCTCTTGATTCCACCAACGGCATCTTTGCAGTCAAGAGTAAATCCTTGTGTTAGATTACAAGCCATTGGTTACCTCCTTTAAGCTAAAGTGAATTGAACTAATTGATCAGGGAAAGCGATCTGTACACCATACTTCATGGTTGCACGGAATCTTACCTCATCGTTATCTTGAGAATACCAGAATCTGTACTCCTCTTCTTCGTTTGCAAGGTCTGTACCTACAAAGAAGTTAGACAAACGAGCAGCAAACATTCTGTTTGTTCCGCTTAGTCCACCAACACCGATCAATTTGATGTTAGTACCTGGAATCATGATTTCCATTCCTTCCATCTCAACAGCGTAGTGGAAAAGGTTAGAATCACGAAGTGCAGTTGTGTACTTCTTGAAAGTGTCGATACCAGCGAATACTACTAAATCATCAGCATCAGCGATGTCAGCAGGTAGAGCATTGTACATGTCATCAATCAAAGCTTCAACATTTGAAGTAGTGATGGCAGTTGCACTTGTAGTGTTACCTGCGATTGTAGAAGCAGAAGCCGCATCAATGATCTTGTTGAAACCATCAAAACGGTTTGTGTTCGGGTTAGTGTTACTTGTTGCAGTGTCACCTTGCCACATTGATACTTCTAACAACTTAGCGATACGAGATGCTTTCTCGTTACCGATTTGCTCCTCAAATGGAACAGCCTCAGGAGAACCTGGTGCGATTTGAGTCTGCATCCACTTAGCTTCTAAAGTCTTAGGGCAAAGAGTTTCTTCAACCTTAATCTTTCCTACTGTGATATCTCTCTGAGAGAAAGTTGTGTTTCCTGATGCGTTGTATCCACAGCCGTCAGCTTGGAAAAATACGTCAGAAGTTAAGATGTTCAAAGCCTCAGCAGACTTCACACCTACTTGCACCTGACCAGCCGCTTGTAATACAGCAGCAGTCTTT